AACTTACTGATGTCCAGTATTTCCAAAAGAAACTTTTCAGAGCTCTTGGTGTCCCCGAATCACGTTTAGGTGGAGAGGGTGGTTTCAATCTTGGTCGTTCTTCTGAGATTCTGAGAGACGAAATCAAGTTTACCAAGTTTGTTGGAAGAATGAGAAAAAGATTCTCTCAACTATTCATGGATATGTTGAAGACTCAACTTATTCTAAAGAACGTTGTTACACCAGAAGATTGGAAAGTTCTATCAGATCATATCCAATTCGACTTTGTATATGACAACCACTTTGCAGAACTCAAAGAAGCAGAACTAATTCAGAATAGATTGGGCGTTCTTGCTGCTGCAGAACCTTATGTTGGAAAATATTATTCTGTTGATTATATCAGAAGAAATATTCTCAAACAGACAGATTCGGAAATTATAGAAATTGATGAGAGGATCTCTGTTGAACAAGAACTGGGAATTATTCCACCACCAATCGATCCCAATACTGGACTACCAGTTGGACAAGAACCCCCAGCTGAACAACCAGCCATGGGTGAAGTTCCAATGAATCCAGAAATAGACGCTTCTGCTGCAGAGATGCAACCAACGGAAGAAATGCCTAAACCAAAAATGCCAAGAGGTGGACGCATTTAATAAATACCCTTAAGTAAACACTGAAATTTTAACAAAATGGATGATTTAATTAACATGATGGTCGCTGATGCATCACCAACTGAAATTAGTGACAAGATTAAAGAAATTTTAATGCAAAAATCTGCCGAAAACATTGAGGCAGTCAGACCAGTCGTTGCTGCTTCAATATTTGGTGAACCACAAACCGAAGAAGAACCAGAATCGGAACAAGAAGAAGAAACCGAAGAAGAAGAGGAATCTGAAGAATGACTTACATCCGTCACGATGCAAACAACAATCCAGTATCTCCCCAACCAGGATTTACTACGGTTTCGTATCTTGGCGGAACAACTGGATGGTCAACGGTAACTTATGAAGACTTTAATGATGACTATGTTGCTTACACATACAATAGTCCAGCTGGTATAGGAACTAGAACTCCTGCAACTTACCAGAGACACGATGCAAGCAATAATCCTGTTGGTGTTGGTACTTATCAGAGACATGATTCGAATAACAATCCGATAACAAGTCCATAGTTTCATAAATATAATATAAGACCTTAAAAGTAGTGAAATGAAACTTATTACGGAAGAAGTAACTAACGTAAAGATTATTACCGAAGGTAAGGGAGCCAATAAAAAACTCTACATTGAGGGTGTCTTCTTACAAGGTGAGATCAAGAACCGCAATGGGAGAATGTATCCCATTGAAACCCTAAGAAGAGAAGTAGATCGTTACAACGAGCAATTCGTTGGTAAAGGTCGCGCTCTTGGAGAACTTGGTCATCCCGATGGTCCCACTGTCAACCTCGACCGTGTTTCTCATAAGATCACCTCATTAGTTCAAGAAGGTAATAACTTCAAAGGTAAAGCACAAATTCTTAATACCCCTATGGGTAAGATTGCATCTTCACTTTTAGATGAAGGTGTGATGTTGGGTGTTTCTTCCCGTGGAGTTGGTTCACTTAAGATGACCAATGAAGGTCATAAAATTGTCGGTGAAGATTTCATGTTAGCAACTGCTGCTGATATCGTCGCTGATCCTTCTGCTCCTGATGCTTTTGTTTCTGGAATTATGGAAGGTAAAGAGTGGGTTTGGGAAGGAGGAATTCTTCGTGAACAACTTGCAGAAAAAACCCAGAGAAGAATAAATACATTAGTAGATCAAAGAAGACTCGACGAGCAGAAATTAAATCTGTTCCAAGAGTTTCTGTCAAATCTATAATTTATAAATAAATACAGATTATACAAAGGTTAATCGGAGAGTACAAATGTCCCGTGGTAACGATTTACAAGAAATGGAAACAGGCACTTCACAATCCAAAACCGCTGTAAATGCTAACGCAGCTCCAGCGGCAGCTCCAGAAAAGAGTGCAACTCCTGTTGCAACTCCAGGTCAAACTGGTAGCTGGGAAGATTTAGGCGGTCCTACTCCAGAGAATAGCAAGCCAGATGATGAGTCAAATACACTCAAAACTCCTGGTGCAACCCTTAAGCAAGTTAAGGATGTTGTAAATGCTAAGGCTGCTGCAGCTCAAGCTGCTGAAACTTCAGCAACTCCAGTTAAAGTTCCTGAAGAAGTAGAAGTAGAAGATCAAGAAGTAGTTTCCGAAGAAGAGACTTCTGAAGAGGAAGTAGTTTCTGAAGAAGAAGAAGTAAATATCGACGATGCTATTTCTGAGGACGTAAATGCTCTCCTCGGTGGTGAAGAACTCTCCGAAGAATTCAAAGAGAAGGCAAAACTCGTATTCGAGTCTGCACTTCACGCTAAGTCACAAGAAATTCAATCAACTCTAGAAGAGCACTATGCTGCTGCTCTTGCAGAGGAAGTTGAAGAAATTAAACTAGAACTAACCGAGCGTGTTGACTCATACCTAGAGTATGTTGCATCCGAGTGGTTAGAAGAAAATGCACTTGCTATTGAAGCAGGTCTTAAGACTGAAATTACCGAGTCCTTCATTACTGGAATGAAGGGTCTTTTTGAAGAACATTATGTATCAATGCCTGAAGAGAAATATGATGTACTAGAGAATATGGTACAAAAACTTGATGATATGGAGACAAAACTCAACGAGCAAATTGAGCGCAATATTGTACTCAATAAAAAGCTCTCCGAAAGTGCTGCTGACAGAATTTTCGGCGAAGTTGCAGAAGGTCTCGCAGTATCCCAAAAGGATAAACTTGCAGCCCTCGCAGAAAGTGTTGAGTTTGAGAGTGAAGCGAACTATCGTGAGAAGCTAGTAACTCTGAGAAATTCTTATTTCCCAGCTAATCCTGGCACTCCAGTTAACGAGTCGGAAAGTCTAACAGAAGAATCAACCTTCCAAGAGGCACCATCCTCATCTATGGACGCATATCTTCGTGCGCTTTCCAACGTTGCTAAAAAGTGATTTTTAGATAATACTCAAACCGCAAATTCAACAACACTTTTAAAGAGGTAAAAAAAAGAAATGAACGGAATGCAAGCCGACCACTTAATTGAAAAGTGGGCTCCTATTCTAGACTATGAAGGTCTAGATTCAATCAAAGATTCACACAAGAGAGCAGTTACTGCTGTTCTTCTTGAGAACCAAGAGCAGCAACTCCGCGAGTCTGCTGAGTTCCTTGGTGAAGCTGCACCAACCAACGCAACTGGTGCTAACATCTCGAACTTCGATCCAGTTCTAATCAGCCTAATTCGTCGTGCAATGCCTAACCTCATTGCTTATGACGTTTGCGGCGTTCAGCCAATGAACGGTCCTACTGGACTCATCTTCGCAATGCGTTCGAAGTATTCCAGCCAGGGCGGAACTGAAACCTTCTTCGATGAAGTCGATTCAGCATTCTCCTCACAGAACGATGGTGGTTCACTATCTGGTGGATTCTCTGACGTTGCTGCTGGTTTCGGTACTGGTTCACAGGCAGGCACAAACCCAGGCGTTCTTAACCCTGTTGGTTCCGCTACAACTTCTGCTTACAACGTTGGTCAGGGTATGACCACCGCTGAGGCTGAGGCACTCGGAGATGGTTCTGGTAACCACTTCAACGAGATGGCATTCTCGATCGAGAAAGTCACCGTTACTGCAAAGTCACGTGCCCTCAAGGCTGAGTACTCACTTGAGCTCGCTCAGGACCTCAAGGCAATCCACGGTCTAAACGCCGAGGCAGAACTTGCTAACATCCTCTCTACTGAGATCCTCGCTGAAATCAACAGAGAAGTCATCAGAACTATCTACAAGTCTGCTGAGCAAGGTGCTGCTGCAAACGTTGCAACCGCTGGTACTTTCGACCTCGACGTTGACTCCAACGGTAGATGGTCAGTTGAGAAGTTCAAAGGACTTCTATTCCAAATCGAGCGTGACGCTAACGCGATTGCACAAAGAACTCGTAGAGGAAAGGGCAACACCATCATCTGCTCTGCAGACGTTGCTTCCGCTCTAACCATGGCTGGTGTACTTGATTACACCCCTGCACTCAACGCTAACCTCAACGTTGATGACACCGGTA